GCTTGGAAAGGCGCAAGAATTGCAGGCGGCCTGGCCCGGCATTTGGGGAAATATCCAAGACAAGGCTGTTGAGATTTGGGGGAACATCCGCGCCCGCGCCGTTGAGATTTGGGGCATGATTCGCCAAGAGACTGCCGAATTGTGGGGGCAGATTGCGGAGTGGATTCGCACCAAATCTAATGAGGCCTGGATTTGGGCGCGAGCAGAACTTGGGAAAATCTATGATTGGGTGTTGGAAAAGTTCCCGATCATCGGACGAACGGTAGATTGGGTGATGACCGAGATTGTCCCCTTCATCCGCGACAAGTCTATTGAGGCGCGCGGATTCTTCATGCAAGAGTGGCAGAAGATTACCGACTGGGCAGATCGCAACATGCCGCTTATCCATCAGACGGTCGTCCGGGTGATGAACGATACGGTAGCCTCGTGGCAAGAAAAGTGGCTGCTGCTCAAACCCATTGTTGATTTTGTTTGGGAGCAAATCCAAAAGACGGTAGATACGGCGCTTTCCATTTTGCTCAAGGCGCTCGACCTAGTAATGATCGTTGTAAATGCTGATTGGAGCGAACAATGGGATGCTCTATATCGTACTGTTAAGACAATTACAACGGATGTCATTGAATTTCTAGGCCCGTGGCTTAATGACGTGCGCGCCTTCTTTTTGCGCGAATTCGGCGTCGTTGTGGATTGGGTCAAGGAGAACTTGCCGCTCATTCAGACAACGATCAGCAATGTACTCGGCGGGATCGAACGACTCTGGAAAGCGGTATGGCCCAGCCTTAAAAACATATTGATTTTTGCATGGGAGGAAATCAAGATCGTTGTTGGAACGGCCATCGAGCAGGTCTTGAGCCTTATCAAAATAGGGATGTTGCTTATCAACGGGGATTGGGCAGGAGCGTGGGAGGAGTTCAAGACTGTTCTTACTCGCGCTTGGGATGGAACGAAACAGGCTCTCAAGCTCATTTGGGACGGCATCGCTAGAGGATTCAGCGATTGGTGGCATAACGACTTTTTCACCATTATAGACCGCCTTTATACGCCCATCGTGGACAAGATCACAGCCCCATTCAGGGCAATCAAATCCGAGATCGAGCGTATCTGGCAGGATATTAGCAGAATCATCAGTAACATTGCTTTTCCGCAAATCAAGTTACCGCACTTCATTGTCACCCAACAACGCACGGGGATTGACCTGTTCCCGACCATTCCAGTCATTCACGTGGAATGGTATGGGCAAGGCGTAGATGCGGTATTCAACAAACCCACCCTGATCGGCGTAGGCGAAAAGGGCGCGGAGCGGGTGCAGGTGACGCCGTTGGGTAGGGGCGGGGGAGGCAGCAACAGCACGACCAACAATAACAACCAGCGCGAGTTCAGTTACAACATTACCATCCAGGCATCGCCGGAGAACGTCATGCCCGCGATGCGCGCCTTGCTGATGAAATTGCAAATGGGGACGACGGGATGACCAATCGCGGGACGTTCACGCTGCGCAATGTCGCGGGCGATAGCTATGCGTTCTCAGGCCCCAGCTATGTGATGGAGCACGATGGGTTGGGGTTGGTGAAACCAAGACGTGCGGTGCGTTCCGGCCCGCAGCAACACGGCCAATCGCTCTCGCAGGCGTTATTGGAGCCGCGCGTCGTATCGCTAAAGTTGCACTTGCAATGCAGCAGCGAAACGCAGTTGGGGATCGAGCGCGACATGATCTCGAAGATGTTGTCACAGGTCAACACACCGATTTATCTTGACGTGGGCCTGCCGGACGGCACGACGCGGCGGTTGGACGTTCATTACTATGACGGCATGACCTCGCCGCGCACGGCGGGCGACCCCGATTATTCGGCCACCGACGTGTTGCAGTTGATTGCCGACGACCCCATCGCCTACGACCCGACGCCCTATGTGTTGCGGTTCGACATCACGGGCGGCGGTTCGGCGTTTCTGATCCCAACGCCCGTGCCGGTATTGATCGGCGCGGCGGAAATCAACGAGAACTTTATTGTTCACTATTACGGCACTTGGGCCAGTTACCCGATCATTCGTGTGACGGGGCCGATTGACGACTTGGTGATTTACAATGACAGCACCAATGAGAAGTTGGACTTTACAGGAACCGACATATCGGACGGCGAGTATCTGGAGATTGATTTGCGCTACGGTTACAAAACCGTCACCGATAACCTGGCGGCGGATCGCACCGATGCATTGACGATTGATAGCGACCTGGCGACCTTTCACCTAGCGCCGCACCCTGAAGTGGATAGCGGCTCGAATGACATGCGTGTGACTGGGGACAATATCACGGGCGCCACAATGGTAACGATTACTTATTACGTCCGATATTGGAGTGTGCTCTAATTAGGTTATGGTAGGAGAATTGCAAATTGGCAGAGAACAGCATTTTGTGGACTACAAGCGGAACGGGGGACGGGTCGGCGGGCGGCTATTCTATGTCGCAGATGGTGACATGGATGCAAATGCTCTTCACCCGCGACAATACCAGCGAGGGTGTGGCGGACGGTTACGGGAATGAATTGGAAGTAACCAACCCCAGTGGGCGCAACCTATCGGTGAACACCGGCGGGGCATTGTGCTATGGGTTTCCCTATTGGAACACCGCCCCTGTGACGCTGACGCTAAGACACCCGACATCGGGCACGACAGGTTGGCGTGTGGTATTGCGGGCAAGCTGGGCGGCGCAGACAGTGCGATTGGCTCTATTGGAGGCCAGCGACGGCACAGCGACGCCGCCAGCGGTGACGCAGACGGCTAACACCACCTGGGAGATCAGCATCGCTTACGGGACGATCACGACGGGAGATGTCATCGCTATCACCGATGACCGCGACTATATTCATTCGACAACGGAAGTTACCCCCGCTATGATCGCCAACCGGACACGGTATATCTCTGCCAAACCCATTGCGCTATATTATGCCGGCCATCCAGAATATGCCTACGAAGTCGCTGGAGCGGTTGCGGTGGTACATACCGTAGATTACGTCGGGGCGTCGTTTGCATTCCAAGTCCCCGCCGACTTTGTATCTGGCGCGAAGGTGCGCGTCTTGACCGGGTCTAGCGGGACGGGCAACGTGTATATCCAGCCAGTATTTTATTGCATCAACCGGGCGGCGGACGATACCGCAACCTTAACTAACAGTTGGGAAACCGACTCTATCGCGGCAGCCTATGTATGGACACCGCAGATCGCCGTCTCGGATGCGGCGTTGGTCGCAGGAAGCATCGTCTATGGATATATCTGGCGACGGGGCACACATGCCAACGACACACTCAATGATTTACTCTTGATCGCCGCAGTTGAGTTCGAATACACCGCCGATAGCTGAGGAACCATGCCAGCCGTATCTAAGATTCGCGTTAAAGGCGTGGATGGGTTGTTGCGCGCCGAATTGACGGGAGAGGAATCGGGTTTCTTCTCCTATTCGTTCATGCGGCGCGTCAATTGCCCTGGCGCCTTTGCCATCCTCATCAACCGCCGAGCCGATGAACCCATAGGATCGTTCATGATTCGCACGGCTATCTTCGAGTTAGACAGCCAAGTTGAGTTCTACCGCCGTTGGCCAGAGATGGGCATTGATTGGTACTTGGAGTATGAAGGGCTGATGCGCGGGCGCACTTACTACATCACTACCGACGGCGATTTAGTGTGTGAAATATCAGGGCGCGGGTATCTCGATCTCATCAACCGGCGCATCGTCGAAGCGGCAGCGGGGTCGGCGGACGCAGAGAAAACGGGCGCGGCGGAGACGGTGTGCAAAGATTACGTCACCGCGCAGGCAGGATCAGGCGCCGGCGCGCGGGCTTTGACGGGGTTGAGCGTCGAGGCGGACGGCGCGAATGGCGAGACGGTTACGATCAAGGCGTCCAACAAGAACCTGTTGACAACATGCCAGGACATCGCCAAGGTCGGAGGCGGTGATTTCGACATCATCGGCACAGGCGCGGCCACCTTTGAGTTCCGCTGGTATGACGGGCAACGAGGAACGGATCGCTCCAGTACGGTCAAGTTCAGCTACGAACTGGGGAACATGGGTACACCCAATATCGCCGTCATGCGCCAAGACGAGATCAGCGCCGTTTTAGTGGGCGGGCAGGGGGCGGGCGCCGACCGCGAGATGGTCTGGCGGACAGACGCCACGCGCATTGCCGACAGCACTTGGAACCGCATCGAAAAGTTCCTGGATCAACGCAACGAGGATGATACCGACGGGCTGAACAACGCGGGCGATGAGGCGCTGGAGGAGGGGCGACCCAAGAACGCGCTCACGTTCACGGCGCTACAAACGCCGGGCTGCTTGTTGGGCAAGCACTACTTCTTCGGAGATTTGGTCACGGCGTCCTTTATGGGATACACCGCCACTAAGAAAGTGGCAGAATATACCATTACCGTGAACGGCGATAATGTGGGCGCAGAGTCTATACTGGTGACACTCGAAGATGTATGACGATACGATCCAAGACCTCTACAAAGATATAGAGAAGCTGCGCCGTCGCGTGGAATACCTGGAACGACTGGAGAGCGACACCGTTACGGGCGCCATCTCTGGCGGGTATCTCGATTTCAGCGGTACGGGCGAGACGGGGTATGGATTCCGCGACAATTCTGGGGTGATGGAGGTCAAGGATGATGGCTTGACATGGTATCCCATTGCCCGCACCAATGGAAGCTCAATCGCTTTATATGTAGATGGAACGGCGGGCAGCGATTCTACCGGAGACGGAACAATCGGCGCGCCGTTTGCAACCCCCAATAAAGCACTCTCAATGCTCCCACAATTTATCACCAACACCGCTATCATCTATTTGGCAAAAGCCACCTACAGCACGTCTATTGATATCTCAAGCTACCTGGGAAACGTCCCAGTATCGTTTCGGCCCTACGACGCCGACGCCGGGAAGAGCATGTATTGTAACAGTGTTGCTGCTACGGCGGGGGAAGTATCCAGCACGACGATTGGTTCTACGACACTCGACTTGGCCGACTTGAGTGGCGGCAAGGTGTGGATTACGGCAGGAACTGGCCAGGGGCAAGTGCGCTCGATAGACTCGAACACCACGACCACGATTACGGTAACAAGCCCGTGGGGGACGACGCCTGACACAACCTCTCGCTTTTCGTGCTGTGCGCCCGTCAAGATCAGCACATCAGCTACCTATGCGATCACCGATACGGGCAAGAGCTTTACTATGCACGGGCTGTGGATTGTCTCGACGGGAGCCTATGCCTTTTACGTTTCTAACTATGCCTCGGCCAACATTTATTCGTGCTATATAGAGCCAACTGGCGGGGGAATGCAATTTGCTAACTTTGCATTTGTATCCATCCGATATAATTGCATCGAACTATCGGCCAGCAACAAGTTTGCCGTGCTCATTGGGACAGGCAGCAACATAACCGCGTTCGGTAACGTGCTTACTTCCGCGTCGGCGACGGGCACAAACGGATTCCGTGTAACCTATGGATCGTTCCTATACGCTGGACTTAACACGACCACATATCCGTACAACTATATCTCTGGCATGGCAGTGGGGGTGCAACTCTACAGCAATAGCGCAGCGACCTCGTTGGAGTTCCAGACGTATTCGGGATGCACAACAAACTATGCGGGGCAGACCGACTTTTATGGCTATATAATCCAGGGCGCACAAGTGGTTTCCAACACCTTTCACAAGACGCTGGTGAATTCAACCGCAACATCGGTGTTTCGCATCGCCAGTACAAACCAATCGGGCAGTAATGATGGCGGCGGATGGACGTGTTGGGTTCATGCATTGATTACGCATGGCAACTCATCTACGACTACCGCTTCGGCATCGAAAGGAATTACGGCCCAGTTCTGTAGGGCAATGTTAGGGGCGGGGACGGGGGTCAATAGCACCGTATCAGAAGTGACGGTGACGCCCTCGGCGGCCACAAATGCTGCTACGCGCGACATCGGGGCTGTTACGATTTCCCTAAAGGAGACATCAGAATATGATATAGACGTACAGATTACGGCGGATGCAACTGGATCAAGCGTAGATGTGCTAGAGGCAACGGTGATGGTACAACTGATCCATTATGGATTCTTGACGGCGCCCACGATGACGCAATTGTAAAGGAGGGGGCATGACTTTGCGGGAGGCGTTACAACAACTCGATCTAGCGTTGGCGCTAATAATCAGGGTGCAGGTTATTACGCAAGGAGTAGGAGACTGGATGCGGGCGCGCGGCAAGCAACCGATCCTTGTGGGAGCATTTGCAACCGCCATTGATCTGGTGATGACGACGCTTCACGCCAGATGCCAAGATGCACGCAACGCTTTGGCGGGTGGTAAAGATGTGGATGGGTTACAGATATAACCCGTTATCGTAAAAGGAGGGGATATGTGCATAACAAGCCCGTTGACCAAGAAGCAGCGAATCGAATTGTTGGTGCGCGAGGTGAACGCACAACGGCAGAGAACAGACGCGATGTGGCATGAAATTATGGCTCTACGCCAACGGATTGAGGCGCTAGAGGCAAGGCCATATATGCCGTGGCAACCGTTGCCCAATTCGCCATACCCCGATCCGGGGCCGTATGTTTCCAACACCGACAGCACGGGGACGCCGCCGCAACCCGTGCGCGATGCGAGACTTGACAAGATCATTGAACAGTACTGCGCGGCATGGGAAGAGTTGGCGCAACAATGAGCAAGTGGTGTTGGATCATTACTACTTTACTCTGCCTTGCCTTGCTAGGCGGAGGTATCTGGCTTGTGTTGCGCCCACCCTATGCTTTGGGCTGCTTGCCGTCGCCAACCGACGCGCTGGTTATGGCGCAACGCACCTCGGCGCTAGACACCGGCTCATTGCCTAGCTCGATTGACATGCGCGACTCCTTCGCGCCGCGCTCACAGGGCAGCCAGAACTCTTGCGTCGGTTTTGCAGCGTCGGCGCTGATGGGTCAGCAAGCGGGCGTCGAATGTGCGCCCGCGTTCATCTACAATCAGCGCACGACCACCAATTGCAAGCGCGATGCGGGCATGAGCATCTACAACGCCCTGGCCATTCTCTCGGCGCAGGGAGATTGTACCGAGGCGCTCATGCCCTATGACGACGGTAATTCATGCACGCAACCAAGCGACGCGGCCCTAGCCGATGCGTTGACGCGCAAGATCAGCGGCTATAGCGTGCTATGGAGCGAGCAGGGCACAGCCAAACTCGATACGATACGCAGCTACCTAGCAGC